TTACCGTCTGTTGCCCTGCGCTTGGCTGGCCGACCCAGCCTGCAAGGATTTCGTATAAGTAGCCGTGCGACTTCAGCGGCGTTTTCAGACGGCCTTGGTCGCGTGCGTTGACCGTCTCGTTAAAACCATGAATCCAAGCCTCGGTAGGAGCGGGGAAACAAACCCCGTCGCGTGCCGCTTCCTGTGCCTTAATCATGGGTATCAACTCGTTCAGCAGTTTTGCGGTACGCGCCCAAGAGAGCTGGGATTTCGCAGGACGGAACAAACCGATATACCGTATCGCCGCCTTGCCCAATTCCGCATCCATCTCCAATACAGCCTTTAATACCGCTGATGCGTCTGCATCATTGATTAAGCTATCTAAGCTGTGCACCGCTCCGCAGTTCGGGCATTTCACGTTCATTTGATTGCTCCGGACAACACCATCATCGACAGCCACGCGGCCAACAAGCCAAAAGTGATTCCTGCCGCGCCGAATATTTCGGCCTTCAGCGGACGGCGGCCATTAAGGAAGTCCGCCATACAAACCAAAGCCATACCCAGCCCCAAAACAAACACCGCACCGAAATAAATCCACTGAAACATCACGCTTCCTCCCATAAAGTTATCGCCCGGGCCAAAGTTTCCGCCTCCGCCGTTTTCCACATCCCATCCGGCGCACGCGCGGCAATCACAAAGCCTTCGCCGTCCTTTTTCATAATCATCAGCTCGCCACGGTCTTCGAGCCATTCGGTAATTTCTTTCTGATTCATTTCTCAAATCCTTTTAAATCAATATCTTATATTTTCAACAAGGCAAAAAAATATAGAGCGACATCAATGCCTTAATTGTCGTCATACCCGTCATGGCCTTCGCCGATCATGTGCAACACGACAATTCGGGCCAGCATTTCAAGTCCAATCCCCAGCAGCACCAACACCGCCAATCCGACAACAAACCAAATCATTTTTTCTCCTCCTTCTTCTCGGCAGGCCGTTTAAAACGCGCCTGATATTCTTCGATTTCACGCTCTCTGTTTTTTTGCGCCATTCGCGCCGTCGCACGCCTGCGGTGCTGTCCCCAAGCCTGCCAATCCGTATTACGTCGTCCGAAACTCATTTCACACCTCCTTTCACAATCGCCTTATCGCCATATTTCGCGCGGATTTCCTTGACCGCCCGATCCAAAGCCTCTTTTTTCGCCGCAGGGCTCAATAAAATTGGCTTATCGCTCATAAACAATCCCTTTCATTTTTTCCTCTACGCTCATCGACTCGTATTGCTCTTCCAATACCTTGACCTCCAAATCTGCCATACGCTCGCGGCGTGACATTTCTGCCTTCGCTTCCGATGGCTCCGGAACACAACCGCGCAACATCGATACGAAAAACACAGCCCAAACCAACATAGCCGCTCCCAACAACATCCGCTTCAAAAATACAGTAGACATTTTCCTATTTCCTTATAAATCAATTACTTAATATTTTCTCAAGGCAAAAAAATTATTGCGCACCCAATCCGCCTTAACCTGCGCCGCCCATTCCTTGGCTTCCTCCTTGCTTTCAAAGCGTTTCCGCAGTCGGCGGATTTGTAGCCATGCAAAGCCTTCTTTCCGCTTGCCGCGTACATCTGCCCGCCAAATTTTCCGCCGTTTATGGGTTTCATAATCGTGCCAAGTGTCCTCATAGACCCCGGCGTGTACCGCATATTCGTGTCTCATTTCAGACGGCCTTTCTTATCGGATAATCAGGGAGCTGTATTTCTTAACGATACCGGCCTGCATCTTGATACCGTTCTTGTTCGCCGTGCGTACCGCGCCGCGCATCAATTTGCTCATCCGGCGCGTATTGCCGTTGCTATGTTTAACCAGTTCCAAGAGCGTTTCCTCGTCCGCATCAGGCAAAGCCGCTTTCGCAATCTCAAAGAGTTCCTCGTCCGGCAAAGATTCGCCCAAATTCAGCGCAACAGACACGCGGCTGTAAAGCTGTACCAGCTCGCCATGCTTACCGCGCAGGTTGGCCACCAGTCGGGGCATACCGCTCAACACCAAACCGCAGCCCGTCTCGTCGTGCAGTCGGCGGATAATCTCAAGGGCGCGCAAGGGCAGGTTTTCCGCTTCATCGACCACAATCAGACGGCCCGAATCGCGCAGACGGTCAGATACAGACTCAAACAAATCATTCAAACTGCCTATCGCCGATACCTTCGCCGCTGTCGCCAACTTGCGCATCAGGACAAGTGCCGTGAAGCTCGGATTAGCCTCAATCAGGATGGCCGCAGGGTTTTTCTCGCAGTAGTTTTTGACTGCCTGCGTCTTGCCCAAACCTGCCTGACCGTAGATCACCACTGTTTCGCCGCCTTCGTGCGCATCGCGCATCACTTCCGCAATACGGCGTGTCGTCTTAGTCGATACAAAACCCAACACCAGCTCTTCACGTTGCGCTTTACTGTCCTGCACTTCCAAAAACGCCTCGATTTTCGGCTCGATGGTTTCATAATTGCCGCCTTTTTCCGCATAAGTGCCGTTCAGATACATACTGATGGATGCCGGCGAAGTACCGATACCGCGCGCCAGTTGGGTTTGGTTCATACCTGATTTGGCTTTAAATTCAGCCAGTTTTTGTTGCAATGCTTGATTAATTTGTTTCATTTTTAATATCCTTGAGTTTTAAACAACCTTTAAAGGCCGTCTGAAATGAAAGAGTTTCCCGATTTAGAAAAACGCCTGATCATGCTGGAAGTCGCCGTTCAAGACTTGGAAGACAGGTCGCTTACCGATTCCTTCGTACTTTCCTGGCTGCTCCAGCGGATTACCCGTCAAGAGCCGACTTCGATTGAGCAGGTTCGCCGTTTCCTTCAAGCGCAGGCAAAAACGTTTGAGCCTGATTCCGTTCAGCGGGAACACCTTGAATCTTTGCTTGAAATCGTTGAATCCGCCCAAGAGCTCGCTTGAGTTTCAATTTTTCAACAAGCTCGGCCGAAAACGCCGCATTTTGCTGTTTGTCCATCATGTTTTCCTTTATCTATCCGCCTCAAACAACACAAAATCGTCCGTGCCCGTTTTCGGCAACACCGCATACTCCGCCTCGATGACGTTTCCGCCCAAATGTCCCAGCTCGTCCCAAACCGCAGCCTGTTCCAAAGCCGGATTGACTTCCGCATTCGCGAGCTTGATTGCGTTTTCCGCCCGCTTGATTTTGCCTTTTCGGCGTTTTTCCGCCAGTTGGTCGATACGCGCCGTCGGGAAAGCCTCGCGGGTATTGCCATTGGCCTGCGCCTTAGTGATAAACTTGCCGTCCATATCAAACACATTGACTGCCGACGCATCGCTCAAATCGTAGCTGACCCGTACCTCGTCCTTGTGATACTCCGCCAGCTCGGTTGAGAAATAAGAGTTGTTGAACAAATCCAGCCAACCGCGCTGTACCTTTCGCACCTCTTGCGGCATAAACATCGTCGCCAGCTCTTCCGCCGACAACATATCCGGCGCAATCCCGTCCTGTTCCAGCCTCATTTCCCGATAAGCCTTCGGCGAATAATGCCCGCCGTCAGGATGTCGGGGCAGCTCGCCGTGCGGGCGGTTGTTGTATTCGTCGATACACTTGACCACATCCGCGATAAAACGCGACCAGCTCGGCAGTTTTTTCAAATATTTCTGTTGTTCCTCCGTCAAATCCTTGCCTTTTTCCAAAGCATTAAAAGCACTTTCCATCTTGCGGTACATCAGGTTCTTCGTACTGCTGTCCATCCCCGCGCCCGCAAACGTCTCATACTGGCGCGCCATCTCAATCAGATTGTCTTTCCACCATCGCTCGATGATGCCTCGACCTTGCGGATTGCCTGCGATACCCGTTTCATGCCGGATACCCAGTCGGGACGTAATACCCGTGATTTCATGGTCTATCGTCTTGCCGGTTTGGCCGCCGCCGTTATCCGAGTAATAGATAATCGGCAAACCAAAGTGCTTGACCCCGATACGCAGAGCGTCCGATACCGCCACACAACTTTCAGCCAGCGACACCGAAAACCCGACCACAAACCGCGTACAACCATCGATAATCACCGTAACTTCCGGCTTAAACGGCCTGCCGTGTACCGGATGCGCGACTTTCGCTTTGAAACTGTGGCCGTCGCCGATCCAAACATCGTTCGGCTTCAAAGCACCCCAATCACGTTTCACATAAGGCAGCAGCGATTTATAAGCCGCCCCCGTTTTCCTGCCGCGCTCCTGCATAATCATCGGGAGCTTGTCCCAAACGCGGCGCACCATACTCAAGTTAGGCACATCATTGACCGGCATATTTTCCGCCTCGGCCCACTGCACAAAACGGCGGTAGCTGTGCGCCAGTTTTGGCGCGGACGGGATATTGTGAAACTGCATAAACATCGGCAACCACCCGTAGCTCTCAATCGGCTTGACCGCCTTCGTCGTCTTCGGAGCCAAAGCCACCAACCGCTCCGTCGCGTTTTCCGCCTTAAGGTAGGCAGATATCCAGCCGTCTAAAGTACGTTCGCCAACCTTTGCCGACCGGCTGCGGTCATTAGCCTTTTCCAAATTCCCAAGCGTAACCGCGTCCAATTTGCCTTCTGCCAGCAAGCCCAAAAACTGAGCCACCGCAGCCTTGGCAGAGCAACCGTATTGATATTTGATACCCAACACCGCCGCCACCACCGCACATCGCGCATCCGCCACCGACCGTTGTTTCTCGTTCAACAGCTTGGCCGCTTCAGCCAATGCTTGAGCCGACATCGCCGTCCCCGGTCTGACTTGGGGCAGCATTTTCGGCATCTTCTCCGCCAGCTCGTCCGACTGCCGTTTCATGATGGCGGCTCGGATTTCGGCGGGGAGCGAAGCGATTAAGTATTTTTTCAGACGGCCTCCACGCGCTTTGCCAACTTCTTCGATGTACGGCCAGCCTTGTGTCTTAGCTCGTTTTTCAATCGCCTGTCTTGATACTTGTAGATTTGGCAACCGTAAATTTGCGAGTTCTGATGATGAAAGACTATCTGTTTGCATATAAAACTCCACTTATCCCGCTTTTAGTTCATTTGTAATCATTTGCATGATTTCTTTTAAACATCTGCGTATAATTAGTGCGAAGCACTTAATACTGGCTTGAAATTACGTTCTTCATAGCGTGTCGGCCAAATTACTTCAGGTGGGACGCCTATTGCATCTGCAATGATTTTTTCTCCTTTCAAATAAGGGAATTGCAATGCGCCTTTCAATGTATTTGGTGACAAGCCGGATGCAACACTAAGAGCTCTTACTGACCAACCACGTTTTTTGAGTGCTGCAACAATATCTGCGCGGTGCCAATCTGCGTTTTTTTGTACCATTTCACTTACTCCATACGTTAAACCGTTTTTCTAACCGTTTGTTCTTGGTTGATTGAATAATATATGCAACCAGATAATATGTAAAGCGGTTGCATAGAGAAAAATATAAGCTTTCGCTTAGGTTTTCTGTATGTTTTTGTTTATTAAACGAATTAATTTTATGCAACAAAATACATTTAGTTGCATAGAAAGTTGCATAGATATTTTTATGTATGCAACCACATATAGAGATAACTTATGAATACTTTTAAAGAAAGATTGACCTACTTATGGCGCGATAACCCAAAGCCTGCGGTTATTGCAAGAGATATTGGAATGAGCCCGCCCGGATTTAACCGGATTTGGTATAACGACGGCCTTCCAAACACTGAAACCCTTATAAAGATTCAAGAATCTACCGGGTGTGATTTGAACTGGCTGCTGACCGGCAAAGGCTTACCGTATCTTGATAAAGCCAGACCAGAAAACGCCGGGGCATTCTCTGTAAGCAGAAATTCTGATGGAATTACTGACACTATGGGCAACCCTGTCGACTTGTCAGAGTTTGTATTCGTGCCGCGCTACAACGTAGCCGCAGCAGCAGGGTATGGTGCACCGGTCTTCGGCGAAGAACCTTTGTTCTGCTTGGCTTTCCGGAAATATTGGATTGACAACTATGTGACCAAACAGCCGGAAAAGCTGTCTGTAATTACCGTTAAAGGCGATTCAATGGAGGGTGTGCTCAATCATGGGGATTCCATTCTCATCAATCACGCCGAAACCGACCCGCGTGACGGCCTATATGTCTTGCGTATAGGCAATGACCTCTTTGTCAAACGTGTGCAACGTATACCGGGCAAACTGCTTGTAACGTCTGAAAATCCACGTTACGCACCGTTTGAAATAGATTTGAGTAATGCCCAAGACGACATCGCCATCATAGGCCGTGTTGAGTGGTATGGCCGGAGTATTGATTAAATCCATTTTAAAAACCTCTTAAAACAGTTTTAAAAATTCCCTAATCTCGTCAGCTTTAAACAGAAAACCGCGCATTCCGGCGCGGTTTTGTGAAAAAGCTGGCGTAACTTTTCCGGATACAAAAAAACGCCGAAATCCACATCTTTCGAAGATTTCAGCGTTTTTTTACTCTATTTGTTCCTTGTGCAAAAACTAACAGTCCCCCACACTTTAGTCTATTGAAACAATAGATTAAATATCCAATTCTGCCGTATCGCCTTCTTTTTCCATCCATGCGCGGCGGGCAGCGGCTTCGCCTTTGCCCATCAGTTTGACGAAGATATCGCGTGTTTCGTCATCTGCACCTTCTGGGATTTGCACCTGCAACAGACGGCGGGTGTCGGGGTGCATGGTGGTGTCTTTGAGCTGGTCGGGGTTCATCTCGCCCAAGCCTTTGAAGCGGCTGATGGAATAAGCAGTTTCTTTGACGCCTTCTTTTTGCAGTCGCTCCAAAATGCTGTCGAGTTCGTTTTGGTCGAGGGCGTAGAATTTGCGGGCGGGTTTGCTTTTGCCTTGTGCGTTGACATCGACGCGGAATAGCGGCGGCTGGGCGACGTAGATGTGTCCGTCGGCGACTAGTTTCGGGAAGTGGCGGTAGAACAGGGTCAGCAGCAAAACTTGAATATGCGAGCCGTCCACGTCGGCATCGGACAGGATGGCGATTTTGCCGTAGCGCAGGCCGCTTAAGTCGGGATTGTCATTGATTCCATGCGGATCAACGCCGATGGCGACGGAAATATCATGGATTTCGGCGTTACCGAAGAGTTGGTCGGGGTGGACTT